AATTACTAGCCTCAAAGGCTAATGACAAGGTAGTTACTAAGGTCAGCGAATCGCGCTCTCACCGGTGGTCAGGACCGCAAGGTCCAGATGATTACTGGATGGGAGTTAATGCGAATAGAAAAGAGTTCGGGATCCATAGTGTGAAGTATGTTTATTACTTCAGCACTACCAATGAGTTTAACAAAACTCTGGCAGAACTTGGGATTGCAAACCCCTTGTCCTGGCTTTGGGAACTAACTGCATTGTCCTTCGTAGTTGACTGGTTCATCCGGATCGGCGATTTCATCGACGTTCTAGATGCGACCACTGGCCTAACATTCGAGAAAGGCTGTAAAACAGTCTTCGAAAAGTGCAAGGTCAGTTACAACTGCGTAGGTTCCGGGACTGCCTTCGGTGGTGAATCGTATGTGAACGGAACCGCTCACAAGACTCATGTGGATTGCAGCAGGGGTACCCTTTCCGGGTTCCCTGGTGTCCCACCTCTGCTTCTTGGTCGTGGATTGTCGTTTTCACGCGGTCTCACTGCAGGCGCTCTCATCCGTCAATACTTTAAGAAGTAATGGAGATAAAATGCCTTCAAGAGGTAATATAACTCTTCCTGATGGGGAATCAACTCCCATCAACCACGTGTTCGTTCCGGACGGTGATGTGTCGCCTAACCACGCGCGTTTTATTAACGTAAACGCGAGTGTTCCAGCGGCAAGCGAATTTGCATTTGTTAGTGTTCAACGCTCAACCGCGAGGGCCGAAGATTATTCGACCCCGGGGAAGAAAGTTGCGCCTAATCGGTGCACGTTCCGCCTCCTGTACCCTTCCACGTACGTTGAAGCAGTCTCTGGTTTGACTCTCGTCGATTTCATTGACGAGTACATCTGGCAGAGCCTGTGTCACCCTCGGAGCAGCGTCCAACGCCGTGAAAACGGCAGGACGTTGTCAGCTGGAATGATGAATTCCACTACCTGGGGTGTCAACGTTCATGACCCGATGCTTCCGCTTTACTAACCATGGCAGACATACGCGTGGACCTTAACTATAAACATGAGCTAATGGCTAGCTACGAGTTTTCTGACTTCGCAGCGGCCAACAGTTTCATTGTTCAGGCTAAGGCGCTTGCAGATGTTCTTTCAGGGTCGGCTGTGACTTGCAGAGTAACCATTTCTGCACTCACTGTAGAAGAAACACCGAGTCAGCTAGGACTCGACCTTACGTCTGCCATTGTGGCGAACAAAGGTCCCTAGCAAAACCGTGGAGATTCTCATGACTACGTCTGAGAAAGAGGTTAAATTTCGTTTACCTCGGTACAGTGTCAGCCGTCCGGTGACGGACAGGACGATAAAGAAGCTCCTTCAGGGCCTAGACTCCCCTCGATCTCTTGCTGTATGGATGCTCTACGAAAGTGGAGAACACCAGCAGCTTGTTGATCTTGATTGGAGTCAGGGTGCGTACGATGGTTCTATGCGTGCGCGTGATGCTTACCTCGCTACTGAGCTCTTGTCTAAAGCCAAGTTTCTAAAACTTGACGTAGATCCGGAGCTTGCAGCTTGGGAAGGTTTTCTGGAAACAGAAAACCAGTGTCGCATCACTAACAGACGATTCAGCAACCTTGCTGCGGATCCTTTATTTAAGGGGCCCGCCGTCGAACTGTTAAATACTGTTCGTCGAAAAGTATCAATGTTGCTGGGCGAATTACCCGAAACATCGGATAATTTCGTTTCGTCGTTCTGCCCAAAGGAGTGGATTGAGTCGTGTGGGTGGGGTCCGGGCACTACTGCTCGTATAGCAGGAAATGCTACGAACACCGCTAACAAGTTCCAACGTGATGTTGGGATGACAAAAGATTGTTACGCTCTAGTTAGTCCGTTGTTCTCCGCCGCATACCCACTGTGGGGTGCCCATATTCGAGAGCTTTACCCGTCTTGGGGAAGCAATCGATTGGACTTGTGGCTTGAGAGTGGCTGTATCGACCTCCTTAACGGGAATAGGCACGGTTACTTTGACCCAGGGAACATCGTACTAGCTGTACCAAAGAAGGCGAAGATTCACAGAATTATCTCGAAGGAACCGGGTGTGAATTGTTTCTTTCAACTCGGGATCGGAAAGATGCTGCGTCGACGTCTACTTCGGTACGGGGGCTTTGACCTCAAGGAACAAGGTAGGAATCAGTTGCTCGCATTTTATGCCAGCTTGTCTGGTAAAGATGCAACGATTGACCACAAAGACGCGTCTGGCTTAATTGCCACAAACGTTGTCCGAGAGGTCTTTCCGTCGCGCTGGTTTTCTGTCATGGATTCTTTACGGTCAAAGAGTGGTATGTATCGACCCAGCCGAGGTGGAGAGAATACTCATATTTACTATGAGAAGTTCTCCTCCATGGGGAACGGATTTACGTTTCCTCTCCAATCAATACTCTTCGCGGCAATGGCTTTAGCCGCAACTGAGTACGTTGGAGAATCGACGGATCACATCGGTGTCTACGGGGATGATGTTATATTACCCGTAGCGGCTGTAGATACATACTTCCTACTATGCGAATTTATGGGTCTCAAAGTTAACCAGAAGAAAAGTTTCTCATCTGGCTCTTTCCGAGAGTCCTGTGGGTCGCATTATTGGGAAGGCGCCGATCTGAAGCCTTTCTATTTAAAGGAGAGGCTTCGTGGACTATCTTCAGTATATCGAGCTGCTAACGGCATTAAACGGATGGCACATCGTAATTTTAATTACGGCTGTGATGTTCGTTTGTTACCTGCCTGGCGCTACCTTTATGATCGAGTACCGGAGGAACTCCGATTTTCG